CGTATCATTACCAGCACCTTTTAATTTGCCGCTGATTTCTTCAGTTAAAATTTTGGCAAGTTCACCAAGTGCCGGTGCCATAGCTGCCGTAACAGTATCGGCAATGCCTTTGAATAGAGTGCCAAGCCGCGTAAACTGATCGTTTGCTTTTTCAACGCCACGAACCGCAGAACCGGACAAGATAAAGCCAAGGCTCTCAGCATCGCTAAACATCCGTTGCAAGGCCGCGCTGCCGCCTTCCAGCGTGTTCACAAACGCTACGCCCTCACTGTCGAACAGCTTAAATGCCAGACGCACTTTATCACCGCTTGATTTCACATCATCAAACGCATCTGCCAGCTTTAGCATTTGATCATCAAGTGAAAGTTTAGTCAGTTCTTTGGCGTTCAAGCCAAGTTCTTTCAACGCATCTTTAGCTTCGCCAGTTCCAGCCGCAGCTTCAGACAGCCGCCGCGTAAAGCGTTGCACAGCCATATCGACTGTTCGCGTTTCCACGCCAGCCAGATTAGACGCATATCGCAGCTTTTGTAATGCTTGCGTGGTAACGCCCAGCTTTGTGGCAGTCTTGCCCAGCGTGTCGATGCTTTGCAGTGATGACTTGACCAGCAAGCCAATACCAGCCGCGCCAGCAACAGCGGTCAAACTTACCTTAAAATTAAACAATGCCTTGCGAACAAGGCCAAGCGACTGGTTCAGTTTGCGGAAAGTGCCTCGCGTAAGGTCTTTCGCTGTGATCGTGAAATTAAGATTTTGATTTGCCATCTTCGATCACCTTAAAATATGCGAACCATTCGTTCAGTTCTGTCAGAGTTAGTTCTTCAATCTCTGGCTGTGTCTTGTGTAGGCGATCCGCTAGGGCTAGCATATTTAGCCTTAACGGGTCGCCCTTTAGTTTTTTTCCGCATCCCCAACGCTTTCAACATCACCAAACATCTGCCCAGCAATATCAGCAATCAAGGCCACGCTGTCACCCATTAGGTGCATTTTATCTTCTAGCGTAAACAGTCGCTTGCCATCGGCATCTTCAGCTTTAGTAATAATCAGATCAACCATTCCGCTGATCGTCATATTGTTAAGAAAGTCTTTATGCTTTCTTTGCAGCCTGTCGATGTCTCCGGCGGTAATGGCTCCAGAATAAATAACCAACGGCTGACCATCTTCGCCCCACTCATCAACTTTAATGACCTTGCGGTCGCGGTTACGCCTTGCGGCGATCTGTTCTCCCAAACCCATAATTTACCCCTTAAACGACTGTTTCAGTTAGGCCACCAGTGCCTTGCAGCGAATAGGTGGCGGTGTTAATACCGTCAGATGTTACACCGATTGAACGGCTGGTGACAATCGCTGAACCAGTCAGTTGATGGTCGCCAGTTGTGTTGCCTTCCATCTGCAACTTTAGAACAACAGTATCGCCAGCGGTTACTGCTTGCTGTGCGGTGTCTGTGTCGTCAAAATATGTCTCAACAGTTGCGGTGAAATCTGTGAAGCTGGCTTTGTAAGTCTTTGAGGTATCGCCCATCACTGTATCTTCAATAGTGTCGGCAGTCTCATCAACAGAAAAGCTAATCACTTCAGCCATTACGTCTGTGCCGATAAGTACGACACCATCGTTACCCTTAAAAGTCGCCATTGGTTTATCTCCTTAAACGGCAGTTTCAACGTCATTTTCTTTGGTGCGATATTGCACCGATATTGTAAACCGACCAACGGCCACCGGCTGTTCGCCATCGCCCGAATAGTCAGCTTCAAACGCAACAACCTGTGCATCTTTTGCCAGATTGTTTAGCGTTACATCAGCGGCAATGGCCTCTTCAACCTCAACCGCAATAATATCCAGCGCATTATCGTAATTCGCTGTGCCAATAACATATGCCTCAACGGCAACGTCTAAAACCCGATTTACCGAACGCGCCAGCGTGATTGTATCAAATTCGGTGGCTTCGCTCTTGGTAAAAATACACAGTGCTGGCAACTTTGTTTGTTCCAGCGGAAAGATACGGCTGCGGAATACGTTGCTGCCGGTTGTGGTCAATCCCGTCAATGTCGTCACGATCTGGTCGCGGATTTGCTGCCGGACGTGCGCCATTATTGTTTCTCCAATACCAGCGTGGTCATACCAGTGCCGTCGTCTTGGACAATCCGCATCGTATAGGCCACCGCGTTGATCGTAATTGTATCGCCTTCAGCGGCTGTGGATACGTCTGCGGTGCGGCAAACAAATCTCGGCTGTTGCAGTGCAAAGCCAACGCCCCCGCCAGCGTCAACCTCGACAAAATCATTATCAAAGATGCCATTGATCGTGGTCGCGTTGTAAGTCGCCGCAACCCCGAAATCATCAACGCCAACAAAGATGGCGCGGTCATCTGCGGTTTCTACCGCCATTAGTCGGCATCCTCATCAACTACTTTAGCCACTTTAGCCACTTTAGCTGACCATAGCTTCGCATAGCCGCGATCAATCAGCTTGTTCGCTTCATCTTCACGCACATCGTGATCTTCGCCCTCAAGCATAATACCGACTGAACCCGCTTGGCAGTCTTTCAGCGTTGTGATTTTTACCAGTTTCATCGTCATTTTTTCTTTGTGTTCCGCTTTACTAGGCTGGCCGCTGATTTCTTTGTTAGGCCAATAGCCCGATCAGTGATGCCTTGCTTTTCTTCATAAACCTCGACCTTGCCGGTATTGACCAGATCAAGCCCCACGTTTTCAGTCACCTCGACAATATCACCAACAACGTGCGCTTTACCGCCGATCAGAATATTCCGCTTGCATTTGATTTTCATATTAAGCCCCTATGGGAAAGACAGGGCGACCGAAGCCGCCCCGTCAGTTTATTTAGGCATCGATGTCGAGACACGCAGCGAATGACTGTGCGTGACGAACAGCAATGTCCAGCTCTTGCATAACGCGGATGCGTACTGCGCCAGTTGAACCGGCTGTGTATGGATCAACCAAAACGTCTGGTGTGCTAAAGAAGCCCATCATCAGTTGGCTAAAGTCACCAAAGATCATTGCAGAAAGTGCGGTTCCAGTGCCTTTGGTTAGATCAGATGGAACATTGTTTGTTATTGAAAGATCATAACCATACAAGCTGTTCCAAGGTGCATCTAACAGCATAACGCTATCTGTTGAAGCAACCTTTGCAGTTGAAGCCATCAGCGACTTAACCTTTGGGTTGGTCAGATAAGCAAGCGTGTTGCCGTTAATAGCAGCATTGTCAACTTCAACTTCTTTAACCAAGTTAACAATGTCATCCCAAGCAATCGCGCCGCCGTTTGTGCCGATTGCAACTGAACCGATACCGGCGGTGCCAGTAATGCCAGTTGGCTCGTTAGAACCGCCGCCCTCGATTGCAACATCTTCAATTTTCTGTGCAATCGCGTTCAACAGGTCATCACGAACAATCTGCTCAACAGATGGGTCAGACTGGATCATCAACAGGCGTGAAACGTCTGTAAATGCGCCAAGTGACTTTGGTGACATTGTGATCTGTGAGAAAACAGCGTTCACCTCAGATGTTGCGCCGTTCTCAGCAACGAAACCAGCAGACACGCCGGTTGCCAGCTTTGGAATAGCCACATCGCCACGCAGACCAGTCATAAAGCGTGCGCCAAGCTCGTTGAACACTAAGCGTGACCGCAGAGCGTCAACAAACTGATCACCAAGATGATCTGTGCCAACCAAATTGCCACCAGCGGATGCTGTGCCAACAGTCAGGTCACGACGACCGCCCCAGAAACTGTCTGGCGCATAAAAGCCGCGTGCTTCACGACCAGTGCGCTTTGCGATTTCTTCTGAAACCTCACGCTCAAGACCTTGCAGACCAGAGCCATTCACCAAGCCGCGAACAGCTTTGATAAATGAATAGTCGCGCTGCTCTTTAGCTGACATATCAACCGCACCGGCTGACTGCTCAAGTGGCTTGCCTTCGCCGATTGCGTCAAGCAATGTTGCGCGGAATTGTGCAACAGACTGACCTTCGCCGATAGCTTTGTCGGCTAGATCACGCCGATTGTGTTTAACAGCAAGATTGATGATCTCGCTGGCGTTCTTTTGGAAATCGCGCTTGGCTGCTTCAGCGGCTGCCTCACGGATTTCATCGTGATTTACTTCAGTCATAACTTTTTCCTCTGACTTGATAGTAGGTTCGATAAATTCAGCATTGCGATTAACGCCCACACCGGCATCGGCTGGAACGCTCACAATACTAGCTTCGTATGGCAACCAAGAAGAAATACCAACTGTCCCATCGGCTCTCTTGTCTTCCATTGTGCGGATTTGATAACCGATGCTGACGTTGCTTCGTATCCCATCCTTGACATCTTGATACACCTCTTGCGCCAGTGCGCTTTTTCCAAAGCGAACCACTGACCGCAACTTGCGATCAGCTTTATCCAAATAGGTGCGTTCAATAACGCCAATTTGCTTTGTCAGATCGTGATCCAGCAATAATGGCGCGTGGCCGCTGTTCAATCTTGACAAATCTGCCGCGCCATCATCGTGACGCAAAACCTCTAAACCGAAAGAACGCTCAACGGGTTCCTCAGATGAAATCGACATTCTGACGCGCCGATCATCCTCTTCCACCATTTCAGCCGCCCCAGCGCGGTGCATAAGTTCACCACGGTC